GTTTCACCTTCTTTGTATCGGGGAATCCAACCTTTATGTTCAGTATCGAGGGCAAAGCGATAAGGGATCATACCAGGGTTCTTTTCAGACCAGGCGGCGAAATCCTTTGCTCCTTCGACTTGATAGTTGTGAACACGGCGATCTCTTGATTGGTACTCATAAGGGGCAGCTTCGGAAAAAGCTTCGACTGGGATTTCATTCTCAGTACGGTCTTTTCCGTCGTTTTTAGTGTACCTTTGGGCCATAGACAAAGTCAATCCAATAACTCCCATACCAGCAATAGCAGTAGCTAGGTATTTCTTGTTAGTTGGATCCATGTTCGTCCAGAGATCATTAAAGTAGGAAGACACGCGGGAGGCTTGTTCTTTCCATTCAGTCATCATAGCAAATTTACTTGAGCATAATCGGTTATAGGTGCAGCCGACTTTGACACATGCAAGCTCTGCGGCGTTAAGTCCAGTTCGGTCATCGTTCTGAATAGCTGCAACAATCTTCATTTTCGAAGCAAAGTTGAAACATCCAGTCATCATAGCAAAATCATTTCTGAATTTAGCAGCGTTGAAAGCATCAGTCCAAGATTTGAGATACATCTTTTGGTCTTCAGGGGATTGCTTATCAAATAGTGCTTGTGCTTCAGCATCAACAAATTCAAATTCACGGGTGTTAGGATCAACAACTCCAGGAATGGTGCGTTCAAGACGAGAGTCAAGAATAGCTTGAGCGATTGTAGATGGTTTAGCTTCATCACGATTTCGGGCGACAAGAGCGAGTTGCTCACGATAGTAGTTTTGGGCAGCGTCAAGAGAAAGAGCGATAACATCTTCATAAGACATCCATCCTGATTTAGCTTCACCTGAAAGTGAGTCCAGAATTCGGAATTCAGCATGTCCTTGGAGATTGGGTCCTCCACCCCAGGCGACTGGTTCACCGTTTTCTGTGCGTCTACGCAACTCTAGGAGCATATTGCGGCGACGGTGGAAAGCGGTGACATCTCGGAGTCCACCATACGTTGAAATTGTTTTAACGTTGGTTGAGGAGATGATAGCCTTGGAAGTGAAGTATCGTCCTTTATCTTGGATGGAAGCCATGTGTACCATGTAAGGAGAATTGGATTTGAGACCAATCAACTCAGTGATATCACATGCTCCTTCGAGAACTACTTGTGCGAGGTCATCATAGATAGTAATGGTTTGACCCATATAACCATCCCAGTATTCTGTGTCAACAGTTCTGGTATAGATCAGGTTATCTTTGGGCCATTGCATCACGCAACGGAGATCTTCTGCAATTTGATTCATGCAAGCAGACTTGCCGCCACCAGGTGCACCATACAGGCAAATGTGGAAGGGATCAATTCGGTAACGTTCACCTCCTTTGAAGGAAATAACTTGAGAACGGAGGTCCTCAATCTTCTTTTGTGAGCGAACGAGAGCAGATTGAATATTAGAGGGGGCATTATTGATCATAGCTATTTTACATAATTCGTGAAGGTTGTCATGAGCTTTGAGAACTCGAGTCTTGATATCATCTTCAGTTAAACAACGAACTTTCATTTC